ATGGGCGTACCTGCTGTTGAGCTGAAGGGGATTACCAAAACATTCGGCTCCATCGTTGCCAATTCCGACTGCTCCCTGACGGTAGAGAAGGGCGAGATCCTCTCTGTCCTGGGTGAGAACGGCAGCGGCAAGACCACCTTAATGAATATGCTGGCCGGTATTTATTTTCCGGATGCCGGGCAGATCTTTGTCAATGGGGAAGAAGTGGTGATCCGCTCTCCCAAAGATGCATTTAAGTACAATATTGGTATGATCCACCAGCATTTTAAGCTTGTGGATGTGTTTACGGCCACGGAAAATATCGTGCTGGGCATGCACGATGAAGAAAAATTTAACTTGGCTGAGGCTGAGAAAAAAGTGCGGCAGATCACCGAGCGTTACGGCTTTGCCGTGGATTTGAAAAAGAAAATATACGAGATGTCTGTTTCTGAGAAGCAGACGGTCGAGATTATAAAGGTGCTGTATCGCGGCGCCAATATTCTGATTTTGGATGAGCCCACCGCTGTATTGACCCCGCAGGAGACCCGGCGGCTGTTTGATGTGTTGCGGCGTATGCGGGAGGACGGCAAGTCCATTATCATCATCACCCATAAACTTCACGAGGTATTGGAAATTTCCGACCGGGTGGTGATTTTGCGCAAGGGCAAGAATGTGGGCAATGTAGCCACCAAGGACGCCACGGAGCAGTCTTTAACAGAGCTGATGGTGGGCGAGAAAATTGATTTGCACATTGAGCGCACCGCGCCCAAGGACCCACAGGAGCGGCTGCGAGTGGAGCACCTGACCGTGCGCAACAAAGAGGGTGCCCATGTGCTGGAGGATGTGAACTTTACCGCCAACGGCGGCGAGATCCTGGGCATTGCCGGTATCTCCGGCTGCGGCCAAAAGGAGCTGCTGGAGGCCATTGCCGGTTTACAAGCCAGCGAAAAAGGCTCCAGCATTGTGTATAAGCCGACAGACGGCCAGGCGGTGAACCTGGTAGGCAAGAGCCCCAAGGCCATTCGCAGTTTGGGTATCGCTTTGTCCTTTGTGCCGGAGGACCGACTGGGTATGGGCCTGGTGGGCAATATGGATATTGTGGACAACATGATGCTGCGCAGCTACAAGCGCGGCCATACGGCTTTTCTGGAGCGCAAGCGTCCTAAGGACCTAGCGGAGAATATCATTAAAAGTCTGGAGATTGTCACCCCGGATGCCAACACCCCGGTGCGCCGCCTGTCCGGCGGTAATGTGCAAAAGGTGCTCGTGGGTCGAGAGATCGCCCAGCACCCCACGGTGCTGATGGTGGCCTATCCCGTGCGCGGGTTGGACATCAACTCCTCTTATATGATCTATAATCTGCTGCAAAAGCAGAAGGAAAGCGGTGTGTCCGTGATCTTCGTGGGCGAGGATCTGGATGTGCTGGTGGAACTGTGTGACCGCATTATGGTACTGAACTCCGGCCGGATTACCGGCATTGTGGACGGTCCGTCCGCCACCAAGGAGGAGTTGGGTATCCTGATGACCAAGCGTGTGAAGGAGGAGGGCGAGACCCATGCATAAGAACAAGACCAAAGAGCCGCTCTTTCACATTGCCAAGCGGGCGGCACTGCCCTGGTATCTGTCCTGGGCCATTCGCATCGGTGCCATTGTACTGGCGCTGGTGGCATGTGCGGCGCTGACTGTGTTTTTAACCCATGAAAATCCGTTCCAGGTGTATGCCACCATGTTCCGTGGTGCCTTTAGCACCCCCCGCCGGATATGGAACCTGCTGCAAAGTTTGGCTATGCTGCTGTGCGTGTCCCTGGCGTTGACCCCTGCGTTCAAAATGCGGTTTTGGAACATCGGCGGCGAGGGTCAGGTGCTGATCGGCGGTTTGGCAACGGCGGCGTGTATGATCTGCCTGGGTGGCAAGATTCCCAATGCGCTGCTGATATTGACGATGATCGTAGCCAGTATGCTGGCCGGTGCCATTTGGGCGCTGATCCCCGCATTTTTTAAGGCGCAGTATAATACCAACGAGACTTTATTCACCCTGATGATGAACTATGTGGCTATTCAGCTGGTGGCGTATTTCGTCATTCGCTGGGAGGTGCCCAAGGGCTCCGGCAAGATCGGTATTATCAACCAGACCACCCGCGCCGGTTGGTTACCGGTGCTTGGCGAGCACGACTATTTGCTGAATATTCTCATTGTGCTGGCGCTGACCGTCTTTATGTCGATTTACTTAAAGTACAGCAAGCACGGTTATGAGATCTCCGTGGTGGGCGAGAGTGTAAACACCGCCCGCTATATCGGCATCAATGTTAAAAAAGTGATTCTGCGCACGATGGCCCTGTCCGGCGCCGTGTGCGGCATTGCCGGCCTGCTGCTGGTGGGCGGCACGGATCACACCATTACCACCACCACCGCAGACAACCGGGGCTTTACTGCCATTATGGTGTCTTGGCTGGCCAAGTTCAGCCCGGCGTATATGATCCTCACCTCGTTCCTGCTGGTGTTCCTGCAAAAGGGCGCAGACGAGATCTCTACCGTTTTTATGCTGGACCAATCGTTTTCAGACATTATTACAGGTATTATTCTGTTCTTTATTATCGGCAGCGAGTTCTTTATCAATTATGAGCTGAAGTTCCGCCGCAATCGGAAGGAGGCCGCCTGATGTTTAGTTTAGCTACTTGGGTCACGCTGTTCCAGCGTGCCGTGATGCAGGGCGTGCCGATTCTGTTCGGTGCCACCGGCGAGATCTTGACGGAGAAATCCGGCAACCTGAACCTGGGTATTCCCGGTATTATGTATGTGGGCGGTATCAGCGGCGTGATCGGCTCGTTTCTGTATGAGCAGCATGTAACGGAGCTTAATCCGTTTTTGGCTGTGCTGATCCCGTTGATCTGTACGCTCTTCGGTTCCCTGTTGATGGGGCTGCTGTATTGTTTCTTGACCGTGACCCTGCGGGCCAACCAGAATGTAACCGGTTTGGCCATCACCACCTTTGGCGTTGGATTCGGTAACTTTTTCGGTGCCTCTATGGTGCAGCTCACCGGCAGTGACATCCCGTCTGTTGCCCTGACCCGCACCAGCACCTACTTCCGTGCCCATTTGCCTATTGCAGAGAAATTGGGCGCCTTTGGCGAGATGTTCTTGAGCTACGGCTTTCTCGCCTATGTTTCCATTGTGATCGCCATTGTGTGCGCCGTGTTCTTAAAGCGCACCCGGGGCGGCCTGCACCTGCGTGCCGTGGGCGAAAACCCGGCCACCGCAGACGCTGCGGGTATCAATGTGGAGCGCTCCAAGTATATGGCTACCTGCATCGGCAGTATGATCGCCGGGCTGGGCGGTCTGTATTATGTAATGGACTACGCCTGCGGCGTGTGGTCCAACGACGGCTTCGGTGACCGTGGCTGGCTGGCCATCGCTTTGGTGATTTTTGCCATTTGGCGACCCAACCTGGCTATCTTCGGCTCTATCCTGTTCGGGTTCCTGTACATTGTGTATCTGTTTATTCCCGGCCTGGATCTGAGCAAGCAGGAGCTGTTTAAGATGCTGCCCTATGTGGTGACGATCCTGGTATTGATCGTTACCTCTATGCGCAAGAAGAAAGAAAATCAGGGACCGGCCGCCCTCGGTCTGTCCTATTTCCGGGAGGAACGCTGATGCACGAGAATATTGAACGGGTGCTGGTGTCTGAAGAAGAGCTGCACCGAATCAATGCCCGTCTGGGCGCCCAGATTACTAGGGACTACGCCGGCAAAAATCTGTTGGTGGTGGGTATTTTGAAAGGCTCCGTGCTGTTTATGGCGGACCTGATCCGTGAGATACAGCTGCCCTGTAAGCTGGACTTTTTAGCCGTGTCCAGCTACGGCGGCGACACCCGCTCCAGCGGCGTGGTCAAGATTGTGAAGGACATTGATATTGAATTGGAGGACTACGATGTGCTGCTGGTGGAGGATATTCTGGACAGCGGGCGCACCCTCTCCTATGTTTGCGATATGCTGCGTACCCGCCATCCGGCCAGCATTCGCGTGGCCACCCTGCTGGATAAGCCGGAGCGCCGCGTGGTAGACTTAAAAGCGGATTATGTGGGCACCAGCGTGCCGGACGAGTTTGTGGTGGGCTACGGCCTGGATTTTGACCAGCGATACCGCAACTTGCCGTATATCGGTCAGTTGAAACGCTCTGTTTACGAAAAATAATTTATTATATTTTTAGGAGGAACCGCAATGGACAGAAAAGTAGTCATTATGGATCACCCGCTGATCCAGCACAAGTTGAGCATTCTGCGTGATGTGGACACCAGCACCATGGAGTTCCGTGAGCTGGTCAACGAGATCGCCATGCTGATGATGTATGACGCCACCCGTGATCTGCCTCTGGAGGACAAGCAGGTAACCACCCCCTGCGGCGTGGCCGACTGTAAGGTGCTTGCCGGCCGTAAGCTGGCGTTTGTGCCCATTCTCCGTGCCGGTCTGGGTATGGTAGACGGTGCTTTGCGCCTGGTGCCTGCCGCTCGTGTGGGTCACATCGGTCTGTATCGTAACGAGGAGACTCTGGAGCCGGTAGAGTATTACTGCAAGCTGCCGGGCGACATCGGTCAGCGAGATGTGTTTGTACTGGATCCCATGCTGGCAACCGGCGGCAGCGCCATTGATGCCATCGGCCAGATCAAAAAGCGTCACCCCCGCAGTGTAAAGTTTCTGTGCATTATCGCTGCGCCGGAGGGTCTGGAGGCCTTGAAGAAGGCACACCCGGATGTGGATATTTTCTGCGCAGGTATGGACGATCACCTGAACGAGAACGGCTACATTGTTCCCGGTTTGGGCGATGCCGGCGACCGTATCTTCGGCACCAAATAAGAAGTGATCTGTTGAAAAGAAGGGAATTTAATTTCTATGTCAAAAAATAAAGTCGATTTTTCTAAGGGCATTTACGATGCGCGCCAGCTGGGTACGCCGCGGATGCTGCTGCTGGGTTTCCAGCACATGTTTGCTATGTTCGGCGCCACCGTGCTGGTGCCGTTGATTACCGGGTTGGATATTGCCACCACCTTGCTGATGGCCGGTCTGGGTACCCTGCTGTTCCATGTGTTCACCAAATTTAAGGTGCCTGCTTTCCTGGGCAGCTCCTTTGCGTTCCTTGGCGGTTATGCCACGGTAGCACCCAAACTGCCGGACGCCAACGGCGAGCTGACCATTGCCAACACGGAAATGCTGCCCTATGCCTGCGTGGGCGTGGCTTGCGCCGGTTTGCTGTATCTGGTATTGGCCACCATCATCAAGATTATCGGTATCAATAAGGTGATGCGTTTCTTCCCGCCGGTTGTAACCGGCCCCATCATTGTGGCTATCGGTTTGGGTCTGGCACCCACCGCTATTTCCAACTGCCAAAATAACTGGTGGCTGGCGCTGATTGCTTTGGGTATTGTGATCGTGGTGAATGTGTTCGGTAAGGGCATGGCCAAGATCATTCCCATTCTCATTGGTATTCTCGGCGCCTATGCAGTGGCCGGTATTGTCGGTAACGGCTTTGGCGTAGAAAGCTTTGCTATTGACTTTTCTTCTGTTAAGGAAGCGGCCTGGGTGGGTCTGCCCATTCACTGGAGCTCTACCGTGTTCGGCGGTGTGCATGATACCGGTAAGGCCGTAACTGCCATCATCGCCATTATGCCTATCGCACTGGCAACCATGATGGAGCACATCGGTGATATTTCCGCTATCGGCGCCACCTGCGGCAAGAATTATATTGCCAATCCCGGTCTGCACCGTTCTTTGGCCGGTGACGGCTTGGCAACGACCATGTCTGCGTTGTTCGGCGGTCCCGCCAATACCACTTACGGTGAGAACACCGGCGTGCTGGCGCTGTCTAAAGTGTATGACCCCAGAGTCATTCGTATCGCTGCGTACTTCGCCATTCTGTTCTCCTTCTCTCCCAAGTTTGCTGCGCTGATTGACTCTATGCCCGCAGCCATCGTTGGCGGTATCTCCTTTGTGCTGTACGGCATGATCTCCGCCATCGGTATCCGCAATGTGGTAGAGAATAAGGTGGACTTCTCCAAGCCGAGAAACACCATCATCGCTGCTGTAATCTTGGTGTGCGCACTGGGCTTGGGCGACGGTGTAAGCTTCCATATCGGGCAGTTCGACATTAACCTGTCTGCGCTGGCTGTGGCTGCGCTGGCCGGTATTATCCTGAACGCCATCTTCCCCGGCAAGGACTACGACTTCTCCAAGCAGTCCGTTGCGGATGTAAAGTCCACTAAGGACAATAAGGCAGAGGCCAAGGCTGAGTAAGCCATATCAAAATTGCAAAGGCACACGCTGATCGGCGTGTGCCTTTTTGTATGCTTAGAGGGGGCAAGGCGCCCATTCTGTGCCTTTTGGTGCCACTGCATTGGATTTTGTGCCGCCGGGTGGGCGGCGCTTGCAATCCGGCCGGCGGTTCGGTATAATAGAGAAAAGTGCGTAAAGGAGTGTTTGGAATGAACGGTGTGGCTGTCATTGACCGGGTGACCATTGATTGTATTTTCTCCGGCATGGCCGGGTTCCCGGGAGCGGGGGAGGAACTTTATACGGATCGGTTCTCCATGACCCTGGGCGGGGGTGCCTGCGTGACCCCGGTGCGGCTGGGGAATATGGGCGTCCCGGTGCGGTACGGCACCTTTTTGGGTCAGGGCTTGCTCAGCAAAACGGCGGAGACTCTGCTGCAAAAGTACAAGGTGCAGAACCTGCACAATTTTTATGACGGCGACGGGGAGCCGGTGATCTTCAGTTCCGTGTTCTCTTTTCCATCCGATCGGTCCATTATGACTTTTGACGCCGGGCTGGGCGAGAATTTGCTTACGGACGCCCAGGTGTATGACTTTCTCCACGGAGCGGATGTGTGCTTTGCGCCTCGGCGGCCGGATGTAGTGAAGAAATTGGCACGAGAGGGCACCAAGATCGTGTACGATACCCACTGGGAGGAGGGTCAGACTCTGGAGGACCATCTGCCCATTTTACGGCTGGCGGATTTCTTTACCCCCAATGACAAAGAGGCCATGCTCCTAACCGGCACGGACAGCCCCCAGGCGGCGCTGGACGCCTTGTGCAACTACACCGCCCAGCCCATTGTTAAGGTGGGTAAGGACGGCTGTATTACCCGCATTCACGGCAAGACGGAGCACTTCCCGGCAGGGGAGGCCACGCCGGTGGATAAGACCGGGGCAGGGGATAATTTCCTGGCCGGGCTGGTGTTTGGCGTGTACCACGGCTGCTCTGTGGCAGAGTGCATTCAGCTGGCCAATATTGCCGGCGGCAAGTCTACGGAGACCTTTGGCTGCTATGACGCGCCTTACGATCTGCGCACGGAGCTGAAAGCGCTGCGCCGAGAGGGATAAAAGCCAATTCAACAATATAGAAATGAAAAAGAGCAAGTCTGTTTGACTTGCTCTTTTTGCGGCCAAATGACCGCTTTTAGCACAAGCGGTCACTCCGATCTTCTTTATTTGAAATAACGAACAAAAACCCCGCCTTGCACCGGGCAAAGCAGGGGCTAAACAGATCAAAATCCGGTCAAACTGCCTTGAAATATAAACAGCAGAATGGCAAGCATAATGAGAATAAGGCCGATGGTGATTCCGCCGTACAGCATGATTTGCCATTATGCGTTACCAAGCAATAGATCGAGTTGAGTGCTTAAATATTTTTTCGTTTCTTATCCGAATGTTTCCATCCGCGATTATACCGATTTGAATTATACAATGCCTGAAAGTATTTTGCAAGTCATCTTTCATAAAAGACCGTGTGCGTCAGGAGGGTGCATTTTGTTGATTTGAACACGGCTTTCCGCAGCAAAAAGAAAACCCGGCAAGCTTGGAGGCTGCCGGGCTTTTGGCGGAGTGGGTGGGATTTGAACCCACGGGCGAACGAATCGCACGATGGATTTCGAGTTAGAGTCGCTATCCGGACTTTGAAGGAAAACGGCGGAAACTCACGGACAATGCGAGAGTTTGCAAACCCTTGAAAAATCAGCATTTTTCCGCCATTGAAGGTCGGAAATCCCGAAAGCCCAGACAGAGCAAGGAGTTCGAAAGAAATCCGGATTTAGGGAGAAAAAAGCCCGTTGGGGAGAAGATGGGGAGAACTCGGGGAGAAATCACAGTCCAGTGCAGATGACACCTACCGATACCGAACATCAAAATCAAGGTGGTTATCCGCATGACTGAAAGCATGAAATATTACGAATCCATCCGTCGCAAATACCCTGAGGCGGTCTCGAAAGATCAGTTCTACCAGATCGCCCATATCAGCAAAGCAACTGCTCTGCACCTTCTGCAAAACGGTTTAGTCCCGTGCAAAGATACGGGCAAGAAAACTCGCCGGTACACAATCCGCACCGACGATATAATCTTCTATTTGATTGACCGGGAGCTTCACCCGGAAGTCTATCGCGCACCGGATCGCTGGTATCAGGAACGGTCTGGTCATTACAATTCGCGTGTCACCTATCGGAATGAACTGACGAGGCTGTCCGAAGAGGAACGAGCCAGCTTTCGAAAATACATGGAAGACGAGTTTTGTCAGTACGGTGATCTGCTGACCATCGTTGAAGTGGCTGAGGCAATCGGCTACTGCGATACTTCGCTTTATCGCTGGTGCAACGCCAAGAAGCTCAAATCATTCAATATCTCCGGAAAGTTCCTTATACCAAAGATCAGCCTCGTAGATTTCCTCGTTTCTCAGTACAGCTTCGACATTACACGAAAAACTTGGAAGCACACGCTGCTCATCAAAAGTTTTCTTGATAGACTTGATACAACAGAATAATTCGTACAGCAAAGCCCCGTTATTGCACTGCGCATAGCAGAACAATAACGGGGCTTATTTTTTGTCAAATTGGAGGTCAAGGCAATGAACACAAGAGATTCTGCCAAGGCATTTGACGCCTTGATGCAGGAAATGCCGTATTCCCATTTCGATAGCGGCTGCGAGGGCATTATACCGGAATGCCGTACTTGCCGCTTTCATCGCCCCTTCTGGAAATATCAGTCCTGCGTGTTTGCAGAGTGTCCCTACTGCTGCAATCCCGTTTCTACCCTCAAAAATCAAAGTGGCACATCTGCTGCCGGAAAGGAAGTCAATCATGGATAACAAAATCGAAGTCTTCAAGAATGAACAGTTTGGAGAAATCCGAACAGCCCTGATCGAAAACGAGCCGTGGTTTGTGGCGGTAGACGTGTGCAGGGCTTTGGAGATCGGCAATTCGTCACAAGCCATTTCACGGCTGGATGCGGACGAGAAGATGATTACCCTCATTTCAAATGAGGGTAATAAACGAGGCAATCCCAACATGACGGTGGTGAACGAACCTGGACTTTACACGCTTATTCTGAGCAGCCGTAAGCCCGAAGCCAAAGCCTTCAAACGCTGGATCACACATGATGTCATCCCCATGATCCGCAAGACCGGCGGCTACATGACGGACTCCCTTCTGGAACGCATTCAGAAGGAACCTGCGGTCATTGTAGAGTTTGCTCAGGCGTTGATTCTGGAAAAGAATCGTGTGAAGGCTCTTGAGCGTGAGCTGAACACGGCGAAGCCCAAAGCTGATTACTACGACGCCTTCATCAATCCGGATGACTGCACCAATATCCGAACGACGGCGAAGGAAATGAAAATCCCGGAGCGCAAGTTCGTCCAGTTCCTTCTCAAAGAAAAGTACCTGTTCCGCTCTCCTTCCGGGCAGCTTCTTCCCTACAACAAGGACAGCAATGCCGGACTGTTCATCGTCCGCGATTTTGTGACGTTCTGCTACACCGGTTCTCAGACCTACTTCACGCCGAAGGGCAAGGATGTCATCCGAATGAAGTTCCAGAAAAAGTGCGGCGAAGAGCTACTTCCCAAGATAGCAAGGTGATTTTCGTGGCAGTCTATCGCGTAAACAAGAATCGTGGCTATACCGTCATGGCGAACTTCCACCTCCGAGACAAGAGCCTGTCACTCAAGGCAGTCGGGCTACTCTCAAAGATGCTTTCGTTTAATGATGGCTGGAAGTTCTCAACCAAGGGACTTTCTGCAATCTGCAAGGAAGGTCCGGATGCCATTCTCTCCGCGCTCCGTGAGCTTGAAAAGCACGGCTACCTTGTCCGGCACCGGCAGAGAGACGGTAAAGGCAGGATGAGCAGCACAATCTTTGAGATATACGAAGAGCCGCAGGAGTCCACGCCAGAACGGGAAATGCCACACACGGAAAATCCATGTGTGGAGAAGCCAGATGTGGATAATCCACGCGGGGATAAGTCCGCACAAATAAATACTGATCAAGTAATTACCCAAGAAAGAAATACTCTCTCAAAGAACTATCAATCCATCAATCTTGATGTGATGGACAGGATGGATGAGCGAAGCGAGTATGAAGAGATTATCAAAGAGAATCTTGACTACGACATTCTCTGTCAGGATCCGAAGTTCGATAAAGACCGCTTCCGGGAGATCATGGACATCATGCTGGATGCCGTCTGTTCCACTGCGCCGACCATCCGCATCAATGGCGAGGATATGCCGCAGCAAGTAGTCAAATCCCGCTTTCTCAAGCTGAATAGCAGCCACATTGAGTACGTTCTGGAAGCAATGAACAAGAACCCGTCAGACATCCGTAATATCCGGGCGTACCTGTTGACCGCTCTGTATAACGCCTCTCTGACGATAGACAATTACTACTCCGCCCTCGTCAATCATGATTTCTACGGGCAGGACAGATCGGCAGGGTCAAAGAAGCCGAAGACCTACGATTATAGCCTTTGTGAAGACACTCTTTAATGAATACCATCGTGAGCAATGCTCGGAAAGGAGGACAGTGTAAATGAAAAGCATCTATCGCCGGATTGTGCCGCCTTAGCTTCGGCAGCAGTCCCCATAATCATTCCAACGAAAGGAGGTAAACGCCGCAATGCAGGATGAAGTCAACACCAAAGTTGTTGCAATCATGATCAAGGGCGGCAAAATCTCAGCCGAGGTGCTGAAAAAGGCACTGGACAAGTTCGTTCAGGAGATCGAGAAGGCAAAGAAGCAGATGCAGCAGCCAAAAACCTATCGCGGCAAGCAGTCCATCAAGCATCTGATGAGCCAGAACGCCGCCATCTCCAACATCGAAGTGACGGATGGCAACATCAAGTCCTTTGAGCGGACTGCCAGCAAATACGGTCTGGACTTTGCGCTCAAAAAGGACGTTTCCGTAGAGCCGCCCAGCTATCTTGTCTTCTTCAAGGGTCGGGACGTTGATGTCATGACCGCCGCCTTCAAGGAGTTCTCCGCCAAAACCGTCAAGCAGAAGGAACAGCCGTCCATCCGGCACAAGCTGGATCAGGAGAAAGCTCAGAGCAAGGCGCAGCACAAGGAGAAGGTCAAGGTCAAAACCAAGGATCGGGGTGTGGAGCTGTGAACAAGCCCGATGTGAAGAAGCTCATTCTTCTGAACCTTCCGTATGTCTTCGCCTTCTACTTTGCGGATAAGATTGCCGCCGTGTTCCGACTTGCACCCGGCACGGCGTTCATCGACAAGCTGACAAACGGATTTGCCGTGTTCGGTACTGCCTTCGCAAATCCGCTGCCCAGCTTTCATCCCGTCGATCTGCTCATCGGTCTGTCGGCTGGCGTGTTGCTCAAGCTGGCAGTTTACGTCAAGGGTAAGAACCGCAAGAAGTTCCGGCAGGGCGAAGAGTACGGCTCTGCCCGTTGGGGTAAGCCGGAGGACATCAAGCCGTACATGGACCCGGAGTTTTCCAACAATGTCATTCTGACGCAGACGGAGTTCTTGACCATGAACAGCCGTCCGAAACAGCCGAAGTACGCTCGAAACAAGAACATACTCGTCATCGGCGGTTCCGGCTCCGGCAAGACAAGGTTTTTTGTAAAGCCAAATCTGATGCAGATGCACAGTTCATACGTTGTCACCGACCCGAAGGGTACAGTGCTGGTGGAATGCGGCAAAATGCTCGAAAAGGGCGGCTACGTCATCAAATCGCTGAACACCATCAACTTCCGGAAATCCATGCACTACAACCCTTTCAGCTACATCCGCAGCGAGAAGGACATCCTCAAGCTGGTCAATACGATCATCGTCAACACGAAGGGAGATGGCGATAAGTCCGGCGAAGATTTCTGGGTCAAGGCGGAAAAACTCTACTACACAGCCCTCATCGGCTACATCTGGTACGAGGCACCCGACCACGAGAAAAACTTTACTACCCTGCTCGAAATGATCAATGCCTCGGAAGCCAGAGAGGACGATGAGACCTTCAAGAACCCCGTGGATGTCATGTTCGATGAGCTGGAAGCCCGCGACCCTGACCACTTTGCGGTCAAGCAATACCGCAAATACAAGCTGGCGGCGGGAAAAACTGCGAAGTCGATCCTGATTTCCTGCGGTGCAAGGCTTGCGCCCTTCGACATCGCAGAGCTGCGGGAGCTGATGAGCTACGATGAGATGGAGCTGGACACCATCGGAGACCGGAAGACGGCACTGTTCGTCATCATTTCCGATACTGATGACACCTTCAATTTCGTCGTGGCGATCATGTATTCCCAGCTCTTCAACCTTTTGTGCGACAAAGCAGATGACGTTTACAACGGACGGCTTCCCGTCCATGTGCGCTGTCTGCTGGATGAGTTTGCGAACATCGGTCAAATCCCGAAGTTTGATAAGCTCATCGCCACCATCCGAAGCCGGGAAATCTCGGCGTCAATCATCTTGCAGTCCCAGTCTCAGCTCAAGACCATCTACAAGGATGCGGCGGACACCATCACGGGCAACTGCGACTGCACACTTTTCCTCGGCGGAAAAGAAAAATCGACGCTCAAGGAAATCAGCGAGGTGCTGGGCAAGGAGACAATCGACCTTTACAACACCTCAGAAACCCGTTCCAACAACAACTCCTATGGCTTGAACTATCAGAAGACCGGCAAGGAACTGATGTCTCAGGACGAGATCGCCGTCATGGACGGAGCCAAGTGTATTTTGCAGCTTCGAGGTGTGAGACCTTTTCTCAGTAACAAATACGACATTACGAAGCATCCAAAGTACCGGCAGCTCTCCGACTATGACAAGCGGAACGCCTTTGACATCGAGAAATACCGGCAGCACAAGCTGGTAGTCAAGCCCGATGACACGTTTGACCTCTATGATATGGGCGAGGTCGAAGCAGATTAAAGCCCCGTCGCTGCACTGCGCAGAGGGTAAAGCCTGATGGCTCATCCCAAAGCAGAACAGCGACGGGGCTTATTTTTTTATGCCCATTTTCAAAAATACACAACCAATCTTTTTCAAATCAAGGAGGAAAATCTATGGCTTTCATCAATCAGGCAGTCACGGTTCTTCAGACGCTCGTCATCGCCCTCGGCGCGGGTCTTGCAGTGTGGGGTGTTGTCAACCTCATGGAAGGCTACGGCAACGATAATCCGGGCGCGAAGTCTCAGGGGATCAAGCAGCTCATGGCTGGCGGCGGTGTGGTGCTGATCGGCACGACCCTCATCCCTCTGCTCTCCGGTCTGTTCGGTTAATACGGCAGCCGCGCAGAAGTAACCATCGGGACGGGTGCCGGAAAAGGCACTCGCCCCTAACAATTCACCAACAATTTAAGGAGGAATTTCAAGTATGGCATTTATCAATCAGGCAGTTACGGTTCTCCAGACGCTCGTTATCGCCCTCGGCGCGGGCCTTGCGGTGTGGGGTGTTGTCAACCTCATGGAAGGCTACGGCAACGATAATCCGGGCGCGAAGTCTCAGGGCATCAAGCAGCTCATGGCTGGCGGTGGTGTGGTGCTGATCGGCACGACCCTCATCCCCCTACTCTCCGGTTTGTTCGGTTAATCCACGGCAAACCCAGCTTAACCGAAGGGTGGTGAAATATTGGGCAGCATTTTAGAAAAGATCGAACAGGCTCTCAAGGACCTGCTGATGGATTGGATTGAGAGCAACCTGACCAATATGTTCACCGATGTCAATGAGAAGGTGGGAACGATTGCCGCCGAGGTTGGGCAAACCCCGTCCGGCTGGAACGGCGGCGTGTACCAGATGATCCGGGGACTATCCGAAAACGTGATAGTCCCCATCGCTGGTATCATCATCACCTTTGTTTTGTGCTACGAGCTGATTTCCATGATCACCGAGAAAAACAACCTTCACGACATGGACACATGGATGTTCTTTAAGTGGTTTTTCAAGGCGGCTGTGGCGATCTACCTCGTGACGCACACGTTTGACATCGTGATGGCAGTATTCGACATCGGGCAGAATGTGGTTTCCGGTGCAGCCGGAGTAATCCACGGCGAGACGAGCATTGACATTGACGCGACGATTGCGCAGATGCGTACCGGCATGGAGAACATGGGCGTCGGAGAACTGCTCGGACTGTCGATAGAAACTCTTCTGATCAGCTTGTGCCTCAAAATCATGGCGATCCTCATTACGGTCATTCTCTACGGGCGCATGATTGAGATTTACTGCACCGTGAGCATTGCGCCTATTCCTATCGCAACCATGAGCAACCGCGAATGGGGCAGCATCGGCACGAACTATCTAAAAGGCTTGTTCGCTCTGGCATTTCAGGGCTTTCTCATCATGGTCTGTGTCGGCATCTATGCGGTGCTGATCAACGGCATGATCATCGCAGACAACATTCATTCGGCTCTGTTCTCTGTGGCAGCGTACACGGTCATTCTGTGCTTCTCGCTGTTCAAGACCGGAAGCCTCGCAAAATCCATTTTCCATGCGCACTAGGGAGGTCGGCAGCATGAAGAAGTACAGCATCATCTACGCCGATCCCCCTTGGGCGTATCGGACTTACTCCAAGAAGGGACAGGGACGGTCGGCGGAAAGCCACTACCCGACAATGTGCATTGAGGACATCAAGGCGCTTCCGGTCGGTGAACTTGCCGCCAAGGACTGCGCTTTGTTTCTCTGGATCACGTTCCCATGCCTCTGTGAAGCACTCGAAGTGCTGACGGCATGGGGCTTTTCTTATAAGACCGTGGCTTTTGTATGGGTGAAGCAAAACCGCAAGAACGATGACCTCTTCACCGGCATGGGGTATTGGACAAGGGCGAATGCCGAAATCTGCATCCTTGCCACAAAGGGACATCCGAAGCGAGTTGACGCTGGTGTGCGTCAGGTCATCCTCAGCCACATCGAAGAGCATTCCAAAAAGCCGGATGAGGCGCGGAAGCGCATTGTTCGGCTCATGGGAGACCTTCCCCGCGTAGAGCTTTTTGCCCGTCAGTCTCCCGAAGGCTGGGACGTTTGGGGCAACGAGGTCGAATGCAGCATTACTCTTGGAAAGGAGGAAACAGTCAATGGCATTTGTTCCGGTCCCGAAGGATCTTAACCGCGTCAAAACGAAGGTCATGTTCAACCTGACCAAGCGGCAGCTCATTTGTTTTTCCATCGCTGCGGCGGTCGGCGTCCCGATCTTCTTTCTGGCGAAGGCACATCTCGACTTGTCTACGGCGGCAATGCTGATGGTGGTGATCATGCTCCCGTTCATCTTCTTCGCGCTTTACGAGAAGGACGGTCAGCCCGCCGAAAAGTATCTGTACCACATCGTACAGTCCATGTTCATCCGGGACAAGGTGCGTCCCTATTGCACAAACAATCTCTACGCTGAAATTCAGCAGAAAATCAAAGAACAGGAGGAATTGCAGCTTGAACAACAGCACAGCAAAGGCAAAGCCTAAGATGACCGTCAAAAACGGCGTCGTTTACGGCGATGCCCTTTCCGCTCAGGAAAAGAAGCGGATCGTCATGCAGAAGAAAAAGGACAGAAAGGCAAAGAAAGTCCGCAAGTCCGCCCAGCAGACCATTCCCTATGTGGAAATGTGCCGCGACGGTATCTGCAAGGTGAACAGCCGCCTCTACACGAAGTCCATCGCCTTTGAGGACATCAACTACCAGCTTGCGCAGAACGAGGACAAAACTGCCATCTTTGAGAACTGGTGCGACTTTCTGAACTACTTCGACAGCTCGATCTTCGTCCAGCTCTCCTTCATCAATCAGAAGGCAAGCCTCAATGAGTTCCGCAAGCGCATCAACATTCCGGCACAGGAGGACGCCTTCAACGACATCCGCTCCGAGTATTCCGGAATGCTGCAAAGCCAGCTCACCAAGGGCAACAACGGACTGGTCAAGAAGAAGTACATCACCTTCGGCATTGAGGCGGACTCCCTCCGCACGGCAAAGCCGAAGCTCGAACGCATTGAAACCGATATTCTCAACAACTTCAAAACCCTCGGTGTGAAAACCGAGCCACTGTCCGGCTACGAGCGGCTGAAAGTGCTTCATGATGTGTTCAACATGGACACCAATGAGCCGTTCCGCTTTTCCTTTGACATGGTTGCCCGGACGGGACTCAGCACGAAGGACTTCATCGCGCCCACTTCCTTTGACTTCCGTGAAGGCAAGTGCTTCAAGATGGGCAGAACCATCGGCGCGGTGAGCTTCCTGCAAATCCTCGCGCCGGAACTCAATGACCGTATGCTTGCCGACTTCCTTGAGATGGACAGCAACATCACGGTCAATTTTCATATCCGGACGATTGACCAGGCGAAGGCAATCAAGAGCATCAAGATGAAGATCACCGACCTCGACAAGATGAAGATCGAAGAGCAGAAAAAGGCAGTCCGCTCCGGCTACGATATGGACATTATCCCGTCCGATCTCGCCACCTTCGGCGGTGAGGCAAAGCGTCTGTTGCAGGATCTCCAGACCCGCAACGAGAGACTGTTCCTTGTGACCATCCTCATCATGAACACGGCAACCAATCGCCAGAAGCTCGAAAATGCGGTGTTCCAGACCGCCGCCATTGCCCAGAAGTACAACTGTGCGCTCAAGCGTCTCGACTTCCAGCAGGAGGAAGGGCTGATGACCTCCCTGCCTATCGGCGTCAATCAGGTGGAGATCGAGCGCGGACTGACCACTTCCAGCACGGCGGTTTTCGTGCCGTTTACGACGCAGGAGCTTTTTCAGGGCGGCGAAGCTCTCTACTACGGGCTGAATGCGCTGTCCAACAACATGATCATGGTGGACCGCAAGCAGCTCAAGAACCCCAACGGGCTGATCTTGGGTACGCCCGGTTCCGGTAAATCCTTCTCCGCCAAGCGTGAAATGACGAACGCATTCCTCATCACAGAGGATGACATCATCGTCTGCGACCCCGAGGCCGAGTATTTTCCCCTTGTGCAGAAGCTCGGTGGTCAGGTCATCCGCATCTCGCCGGTCAGCACGGATTACATCAATCCGCTGGACATCAACACGAACTACTCCGAAGAGGAAAACCCGCTGACGCTGAAATCCGACTTCATCCTCTCCATGTGTGAGCTGATTGTCGGCGGCAAGGACGGCTTGCAGCCGGTTGAGAAGACCATCATTGACCGCAGTGTCCGCATGGTTTATCAGGAGTTCCTTGCAGACCCCAAACCGGAGAAAATGCCGATCCTCGAAGACCTCTACAACATTCTGAGAAATCAGAAGGAGCCGGAGGCACAGCGCATTGCAACTGCCCTTGAAATCTATGTTCACGGCTCTCTGAACGTCTTCAATCACAGAACGAATGTGGATGTCAACAACCGCTTTGTCTGCTATGACATCCGCGAACTCGGCAAGCAGCTCAAAAAGCTCGGTATGCTGATCGTGCAGGATCAGGTGTGGAACAGAGTTACCATCAACCGCGCCCAGCACAAGGCAACGCGCTACTACATGGACGAGTTCCACCTTTTGCTGAAAGAAGAACAGACCGCCGCGTACAGCGTGGAAATCTGGAAGCGTTTCAGAAAATGGGGCGGCATCCCGACCGGAATCACGCAGAACGTCAAGGATCTTCTTGCCTCCCGCGAGGTGGAGAACATTTTTGAAAACTCGGATTTTGTCTACCTTCTGAATCAGGCATCCGGCGACCGGCAGATTCTCTCGAAGGCGCTGAACATCTCGCCCAGCCAGCAGAACTACATCACCAATTCCAATGCCGGTGAGGGGCTGATCTTCTACGGCTCGACCATCGTTCCCTTCAAGGACGATTTCCCGAAGGACACCCAGCTCTACCGTATCATGACCACCCGTTTAGAAGAAACCGTACAGAACTAAGGAGGATTTTTGAATATGAACAACAAGATGATTACCATTCCCTACGTGGACGCTATCGAATACGGAGAGAACACCTCCGCGCTGTTTAAGGCTCTGTGGGAGCTGACCGATCTGATCCGACTGGAAAGCGACCTCAAGAAGCATCACCGCGCCTATCTCCATGTGAGGGAGGACATCGACGAAAAGGTCAAGGAAGCGCGTCAGATTATGACCAAAGTAGCCGTGGATATGATCGGCTTTTACTTCAATGTTGATGTTTCTGAGTACAGCAACAACGATGAGAATACCCCTTTCGCTGACGCGGGTGAAGATGAAACCGTTTCTATCCCCAAGGGCGAGTATGAGCAGATGATCGACGATCTGCTTACGATGTCCGAAATCATTCAGTGCGTCGCAGATATGCGCACGCAGGATGTGAAGGCAATCCGCGAGTTCGGCAAGTTCGTCCCCGCCTTTGCCGCCTTTGAGAATAACCGCCTGAGCCTCTATCGTGAGGCGGCGAAGGAAGCCGAGGAAATCTTCGACCGTTGGGCAGACGAGATTGACGATCGCGACGAGGACTTCATGGAAGATGAGGACTACGAACCGGACGAGTATTACTCCGACTGATGCCCATTGAAATGTTGTCGGGTTTTACAGCCAACATTTCAACGGAGACGCAAATCCAACAGAACAGGAGGTACACCACCATACAACTTGACATCATTCATACCGGCGATTGCCTTGAAATCCTGAAAACTCTGTCCGATGACAGCGTTCATTGCTGTGTGACGTCCCCTCCGTATTACGCACTCCGCGATTACGGCATGGAGGCTCAGATCGGCAGAGAGACAACGCCGAAGGAATATATCTCGCGCCTGACGGAAGTGTTTACCGAAGTCAGGCGCGTTTTGCGTCCGGACGGTACGCTCTGGCTGAACATCTCGGACACCTACGCCGGAAAAGGCAATCAGGGTGACTTTGTTGACCCAAAGAACCCCAACGGCAGAAACGGTCAGGCTGTGGCTCTCAACAACAAGGTTGAGGGCTGCAAGCCGAAAGACATGATCGGCATTCCGTGGATGCTGGCTTTTGCCCTCCGTGATACCGGCTGGTATCTGCGCAACGACATCATCTGGATGAAGGATAACCCCATGCCGGAGAGCGTGAAAGACCGCCTGTCCCGCTGCTATGAGCATATTTTCCTGTTCTCAAAGTCCAAGAAGTATTTCTTCGACTACAAGGCGATTTCCGAGCCGATTGCCCCTGCAACGGCGGAACGCCTCAAGCGCGGCATGAAGGGCGGTAACAAATACGGAAAGCCCGTTCCCGGTCAGCCTCAGCCGCAGTCCATCAACCGCCCCCGTGAGCATGGCGAGATCAAGGACGCAGACATCAATCCGCTTCGCAATAAGCGCGATGTCTGGAAGATCAACACCGTTCCCTTCAAGGGCGGTCATTACGCCGCCTACCCTCCGAAGCTGGTTGAGACCTGCCTTCTCGCCGGTTGTCCCGAAGGCGGCATTGTGCTTGACCCCTTTATGGGAAGCGGCACAACCGGCATGGTTGCTGCGCAGATGGGGCGTCATTTCGTCGGCATCGAGCTGAACCCTGAATACACCGATCTTGCCTACAAGCGGATTGGAGGTGAAATCTGATGTCCAAGGAACCGGAGCTTAAAGCCCGCGACAAGGTAGTCGTGCGGATGACGCGGGAAGGCGCGGTTGAGGAAAACCTGACGGCTGGCACCGAGCAACGTGTGTCAAAGCGGCTGGAAGATGCGGAGCTGGTGAAGCCCGGTGAGACAGTCGAGCCTTCAGAAGCTCCTTCTGCGGAGGAACAGAAAAAGGTGCAGATGCGCCGTCAACAGCGTCAGTTTCAGGCGGAACACGCCGTGGATAACGACACACAGCCGCCCTCGGAAACGACCGTCACAGAAGAGAAAAGGGCAGAAAATCCACCCCAGAATGCACCTGAACCGCTGCCCTCGGAAACGCCGTTCAAGCCTCCTGTTTTGGAGCAGCACGGCGTTTCTTCGCATACCGGCACGGTGATTGCCGAAACGGTTGTCACGCACAAGCTGCGCAAGACCTCTGCGGTTGAAGCAGTGGATGCAGATGCCGTTCTCACTCAAGCGGCGGAAACCGCCTCTGCAAAGCCGGTCTCGGACGATGCCGTCCCGCCCACGAAGCGGATGCAGAAGCTCGAAAGGAAGTCCGAGAAGGCACATGAGCGTCTGGATGCCGCCCGTGAAAAGCTGCCCACGCACAAGGTTCTCAAGAAAGAGCGCGTCTTTGATGAAGAGACCGGCAAGGGCAAAACCCGCCTTCATTTTGAGGATGAGCTGAAAAAGCCAAAGGGCAAAGGCAAGCTGCAATTTGAAGCAGATAAAACCGTCCGCAAGGTCGGTGACACCCTCGCTTCCGGCATTCACGGCAAAATCCATGAGGTCGAACAGGAAAACACGGCGGTTGAGGCGGCTCATAAAACGGAGATCGCCGCTGAGACTGCCGCTCGGCATTTCCGCCATCATCGGGAAAGCAGCGTCAACAAGCCTTATGAAAAGGTCTCCAAGCTGGAACACAAGGCGGATGCTGCTGATGCGAAGCTCCAATATGAGAGAAATCAGCAGGAGCATCCTGAGATGAAGAAGCAGAACATGAACAAACACTATCAGAAGCAGAGCATCAAGAAGGAATATGCCGCCGCTCGAAATGCCGGGTCTCAGACTGCCGGGACTGCCACAAAGAATACCGGCAAGAAGCTCGGTGAGAAGGCGTCCGACAAGATCAAGGAGTTCTTTGAGAAGAACAAGAAGGTCTTCATCTGGATCGGCGTCGGAATTGCCCTTCTCGTTTTGCTCGGTGCTGGAATCAGCTCGTGTTCGATGCTTACTTCTACCGGCTCGACGGTAATCGCTTCCTCTTATCTTAGTGAGGATGACGCGATGCTTGGCGCGGAGGCGCAGTATTGCCGGATGGAGCAAGAGCTGCAAAGCTATCTGGATAACTATGAAGGAACTCATGACTATGACGAATATCACTTCGATCTGGATGATATTGAGCATGACCCCTATGTGCTGATCTCCATTCTCTCGGCTCTCCATGAGGGCGAGTTCACGCTGGATGAGGTGCAGGGTACGCTCCAAATGCTGTTTGAAAAGCAGTACATCCTCACCGAAGAGGTTATCGTCGAAACCAGATACCGCACGGAGACCGACACATGGACGGACGCAGACGGCAACACGCACACGGAAACCTATCGCGTCCCGTATGACTACTACATCTGCAACGTGAAGCTCGAAAACTTCAATCTCTCCCACGTCCCGGTCTACATCATGTCTCAGGAACAGCTTTCCATGTACGCAACGTATATGTCGGTGCTGGGCAACCGCGAGGATCTGTTCGGTGACTCTCCCTACGTGGACAAATACATCACAAATCCTCCCACCGACTACGATGTCAACCCGGAATACCTGAACGACGAGAAGTTTGCGACACTGATCACCGAGGCGGAAAAGTATCTCGGCTATCCGTATGTGTGGGGCGGCTCCAATCCCGACACGTCCTTCGATTGCTCCGGCTTTGTCAGCTACGTTCTCACGAACAGCGGTCTTGTGAATACCGGACGGCTGGGCGCACAAGGGCTTTACAACGTCTGTACGCTGGTTTCAAAGGCGAATGCACAGCCCGGTGATCTCATCTTTTTCGTCGGGACGTATGACACCCCCGGTGTGTCCCACGTCGGCATCTACGTTGGTGATGGCGTCATGATCCACTGCGGCGACCCCATTCAGTACACATCCATCAATTCTTCCTACTGGCAGCAGCATTTCTACGCCTTCGGAAGACCCGCCTATTAAAAGAAAGGAGTTTTGCATGAATCCCAAGTATCAGAAAGTCCTCTCCGACATTGAGAAGGCTGAAAAGAAGAAGTCCGAAATCGAAGGTCAGCTCAAGGAGCTGTACGACAAGAAGACAGAGCTGGAAAACCTTGAAATCATCAATACCGTGCGCTCTATGGTGATGGACAAGGATCAGATCATGGCGTTCCTGTCTTCCATGAAGGGCGGCACCAAGCCCGCCGGAAATACGGAGGTAATCGACAATGCGTAAGAAGTTTCGTTTTCTGACCGTCCTTGCGGTCTGCATCATGGTTCTGTCCTGCTTCTCTGTCACGGCGTTTGCCTATGCCGATGACACCGAGCAGAACCTTCCCGTTACGGAGGCAACTCAGCCCGAACAGCAGCCCGCAGTCACTCCCACGCCGGAAAAGCCGAAGGGTGAGCCGATTGACGATGAGGGCAACGCCTACACCCGCGACTTGCTCTATGACAAGACAACCAACAAGCAGTTCATCACTGTCCAGACGAAGAACGGCAACACCTTCTTCATTGTCATCGACTACGATGCGCCCATCAACGAGGATGAGGAACAGTATCAGACGTACTTCCTCAACATGGTCGATGAGAGCGATCTGCTTGCGCTGCTGGACGAAGATACTGCGGCGGCTCTGACTACCTGTAGCTGCAAGGAGAAATGCGCTGTCGGTCAGGTCAACACCGACTGCCCGGTCTGCAAGACCAACATGAGCGAATGCAACGGCACAGCCCCCGTTACACCTGAGCCGGACAAGGATGCAGAAACCGATGCCCCCGCCCCTAAGCCCGAAAAGAAATCCAACGTCGGCATGATCCTCGTCATCTTCGTTCTTGCCGGTGCTGCGGGTGCAGCTTATTACTACATCAAGTTCGTCAAGGGCAGAAAGCCCAAGGATGAAGATATGGACTTCTTTGATGATGAAGGCTACGAGGAAGAGCCGTACATCAACGAGGATGATGAGCCGCAGATTGCGGAGGATGCTGAAACGGATGGTGATGAAGATTGATCTTAGTCATTGCAGAAAAGCCCAGCGTTGCCCAATCCATCGCAAAGGTGCTGGGCGCGACGTCTCGCAAGGACGGCTACATGGAGGGCGGCAATTACATTGTTTCGTGGTGCTTCGGTCATCTGGTGGAGCTGGCAGACGCCAGCTCCTACGATGAGCGGTATGCCAAGTGGCGGTATGACGATCTGCCCATTGTTCCGGAAAGCTGGATGTTTGAGGTCACGAAGGACAAAGCACAGCAGTTCAAGGTGCTGTTCTCTCTCATGAAGGACAAGCGCGTCACCGAGCTGGTCTGCGCAACCGATGCAGGGCGCGAGGGTGAGCTGATCTTCCGGCTGGTCTACGACAAAGCCGGATGCACCAAGCCCTTCAAGCGTCTGTGGATCAGCTCATTGGAGGACTCCGCCATCCGCGAAGGCTTCAACCATCTCCGGGACGGCAAGGAATATGACCGCCTCTATGAAGCGGCACTCAGCCGCTCGAAGGCGGACTGGATCGTCGGCATCAACGGCACCCGCCTGTTTACCACGCTCTATCACAAGAAGCTGGTGGTCGGGCGCGTCCAGACGCCGACCCTTGCAATGCTGGTGGAGCGTGACGGGAAAATCTCCACGTTCCAGAAGGAAAAGTATTTCAACGTCCACGTCGGTAAGGGCGATCTGACCGCCGATCTGGAAAAGGTTAAAACCGAAGAGGAAGCAAAAAGAATTGCGGCGGCTTGCGAGAAAAAGCAAGCTGTCGTTTCTTCTCTCAAGCGGGAGACGAAAACCGTCAATCCTCCGAAGCTCTATGATCTGACCACCTTGCAGCGCGAGGCAAACCGATACTACGGTTTCACCGCCCAGCAGACGCTCGATCTCGTTCAGACGCTCTACGAAAAGAAGCTCCTGACCTATCCGCGCACGGACAGTCAGTTCATCACGGACGATATGGAGGACACTGCCCGTCAGGTCATTTCCATCGTCTGCCGCCAGCTTCCGCTTTTCTCCGGCGTTTCAGTTACTCCGGACATTGCCCGCGTAACCGACAACAGCAAGGTCACGGATCACCACGCCATTCTTCCGACTGTCCAGCTTGAAAAGCAGGAGGTTTCCGCGCTTCCTCAGTCGGAGCAGAAAATCCTCAATCTTATCGGGATGCGCCTTCTGTGTGCGACCGGCGAGAAGCACACCTACGCAGAAACGCAGATCTCGCTCTCCTGCGAGGGCTACGAGTTCAAAACCAAGGGGAAGACCGTCGTTCAAAACGGATGGAAAGCCATCGAAGAGCTGTTCAAGTCCTCCCTCAAGACGAAGGAAAAGGACGATCCCATGAAGTCCCTGCCCGAAGTCCATGAGGGCGATGTTCTGGATGGTGTGTCCGCCAGCGTCACCGAACACTTTACGACACCCCCGAAGCAGTACACGGAAGACACACTCCTGTCTGCGATGGAGACTGCCGGAAACGATCAGTTTGACGATGACACCGAGAAGAAAGGTCTCGGCACTCCCGCAACCCGCGCCGGTATCATTGAAAAGCTGGTAAAGTCCGGCTTTGCTGAACGCAAGGGCAAATCCCTCATTCCCACAAAGGACGGCTGCAACCTTGTCTGCGTCCTGCCGGAACAGATCACGTCTCCCGCAATGACGGCGGAATGGGAAAACACGCTCATGGAGATTGAACGCGGCAAGGCAGATGCGGACGCCTTCCTCAGCGGCATTGTCCGGATGACCAGGGATCTCGTGAAAGCCTATCCCTTCCTCTCCGATGCCGAAGCCCAGCGTTTCGGCACGGGCAAGGAGGAAATCGGCAAATGTCCCCGCTGCGGCTCTCCGATCTATGTCGGCAAGGGCAACTTCTACTGCTCGAACAAGGAATGCTCCTTCTGCCTGTGGGAAGACAACAAGTTCTTTTCCAGCAAGAAAAAGAAGCTGACCAAGAAGATTGCAAAAGAGCTGCTGGACAAAGGCTGGTGCCGAGTGACCGGGCTTTACACGCCGAAGAAGCCCCAGCTCTACGATGCAGTGATCCGGCTGGATGACAGCGGCGGCAAATACGTCAGCTTCAAGATGGAGTTCGACCGATGAGCCGCCCGAAGTATATTGCCTCTTGCAGCGGAGGCAAAGACAGCGTAGCGACGCTCCTGCTGGCGGCACAGCACAATGAGCCGCTGGACGAGGCGGTTTTCAGCGAGGTCATGTTCGACAAGGATACAAGCGGCGAAGTCCCGGAACATCGGGACTTCATCTATGACCGACTCAAGCCCTTCTGTGAAAAGGAGCTGGGCATCAAGTTCACCATTCTCCATGCGGACAAGACCTACGATGATGTGTTCCATCACGTCATCACCCGCGGACCGCACAAGGGTGAGGTTCGCGGCTTTGCATGGGCTGGTATGTGCGCGGTCAATCGAGACTGCAAAATCCCGCCCGTCCGCAAGTACAATGCCGCACTCTCGCCGGACACCGTGAGCTATGTCGGCATCGCGGCGGATGAGCCAAAACGCATTGCTCGGCTGGATGGAATAACGAAGGTCAGTCTGCTTGCCAAATACGGCATGACCGAGGCGGACGCCTACAAGCTCTGTCAGGAACACGGGCTGCTTTCCCCGATCTACGCTCACTGCCGGAGAAACGGCTGCTGGTTCTGTCCCAATGCAAGCGATGAAGAGCTGCTGCACATGATTACAAAACACCCGGAACTGTTTGACAGGCTGATTGAATGGGAGAAGGAGGATAACATCTTTCATCGTCGGCTGACTCGCAGAGAAACCCCGTCTGAGGTAAAGGCTCGTTTATTGAGCAAATCTCAGACGGGGGGTTCTTCTCCCCGAAACAAATCCGAAATGGAGGTTTGAAATGGCTGAAAACAAAAATGCACAGCAAGTCCGCGAAATTACGGACAAGCTGGAACAGGGCATCAAGGAGCTGTTTGAATCCGAGCGGTTCAAGGAATATCTCCGCACGATGTCCAAGTTCTACAACTATTCCTTCAACAACACGCTGCTCATTGCGATGCAGAAGCCGGAGGCAACCTATGTTGCCGGTTATACCTCGTGGCAGCGCAACTTTGACCGTCAGGTCATGAAGGGCGAAAAGGGCATCAAGATTCTTGCACCCGCGCCGTATAAGGCGCAGGAAGAGCGTGAGAAGATTGATCCTTTGACGCAGAAGCCGGTGATCGGCGCAGATGGGAAGGCTGTCACAGAAACAGTTGAGGTTCTGCGTCCTGCCTTCAAGGTGGTGAGTGTCTTTGATGTTTCCCAGACGGACGGCAAGGAGCTTCCGGACATCATCGTTGATGAGCTGAAAGGCACCGTCGAGAACTACGAGGCGTTCTTCGATGCGCTCAAGCAGGAGTCTCCCGTCCCCATTTCCTTTGAGGATATTCCGGGCGGCGCAAAGGGATTCTTCTCTCCGGTTGAAAGCCGCATTGCCATTCAGGAAGGCATGAGTGAAATCCAGACGGTCAAGACCGCCATTCACGAGATCGCCCACGCAAAGCTCCACGCCGTCAAGCCGGATGAGAAAGCCGCGCCGGAAGACAGGAAGGATCGGCACACCAAAGAGGTTGAGGCGGAAAGCGTTGCCTACACGGTCTGCCAGCGCTACGGCATTGAGACCTCGGACTACTCCTTCGGCTACATCGCTGGTTGGTCATCTGGCAAGGAAACCAAGGAACTGAAAAGCTCTCTGGACACCATCCGCAAGACGGCGGCTGAAATGATCGAGGGCATTGACGCCAAGATGAGACTGCTATCACAGAATAGAAACATTGAACCTCATGTCGCACTTGAGATTGGAGGCAAAGGATATGTCGAGGTAAATACAGTCAAAGATGGTTTCGCATATCAACTCTTTGATTCTTCTCTAATCATGAAAGATCACGGTTTTGTCCCTGACCCTGACAGCTCTGCTTCCTCTGTTGCAGAATCGTTGTGTGTGGAATTGGGCGTGCTTGAGTCCGACATTCATGTTATTCCTCATCAGGATTTCGTGTTAATGCTAAATGAAAAAAACAGCAATCTCCCCATTTACCGCGAGACGGCGAATTACGCCTATGAAGCCGGTGAGCTGGAGTCATATCGTGCTTCTCTCGCCGCAAACGTGGAATGCCGCAGTGCGATTGAAGCGGCGATCAGCTCCAACTACGGAGATAACCGGCTGGATGCGGATGCTGCCGTGAAGAGCGTCCTTGAGCAGTTCTCTCCGGAGCGTGTCCGGTACGTCCTCGCAAACACCATTCAGCAGAAAAACTTTGACGGGCGCATTCCGCAGCCCCTCAAGGAGTGGGCAAAGAGCGTTGATGTCTGCCCGGAGAATGCCTCCCGCTTCCTTGTGGATAAACCCAATCCCGGACTGACGGCACTTTTCGTGGATGCGTTCCGACAGCAGACCGAAACTCAAAAGGAAGTCATGCCTGAGAAAGCAGAGGAAAGAGACCCGGAGGTCGTTGCATGGGAGAACGATGAAATTGCCTCTATTGAGGTAAAAACCGTGGAGGTCAAGTCTCCCTTTGCTCCCTTGCCGGAGGAAGCAGCGCAAGCACCGAAGGCACACCGTCTGACTGCCGAAGAGAAGGAAATCAAAGCCGCCGTCATGGACACGCTCAAGGGGCAGATTGCCTATAACAATGACGGTATGCGGGCGTCCTATCGCTCTTCCAATCATTCCTTCAATCTGCTGGCGCGGAACGGCGTCAGGATCGAGGGCAACACGGTCACGCAGAACGGTGAGCCGCTGTTCAAAATCCATCGCCGTCATGCGGCGCGGAAAACACAGGGCTGTTACCGTGAGCTGATGCCGACGCTGGAATATGTCAGGCAGGAGCAGAAACAGGAAAAGCCCTCTATCCGCGATCAGCTCAAAGCTGCCGCAAAACAGCAGCCGGAGAAGAAGTCTCCGGTCAAATCCAAAACGCACGACATGGAGTTGTGAGAAAGGAGACGCATGAAGAAATACACAGACGTTGACATCGTTGCGGAGCTGCAGAAGCTCGTGGACAGTCATGTAGACAGCTACAAGGAAGACTTCGACATCGACAAGCGCATCATCCGCCGCGCCGCCGAAAGCCGGAATCCCGAAGACAAGACGCTGATGTGGTTCTGCCGCCCGCATGGGACGCACTGCCTCAATGAAAATCAGGTCTTTATTCAGGGAACGCGAGATCACAATACCTTTCGCTTTTACGCGGAACAGACCTACGACGAGTGCGTTGCCCGCGTCATTGTCCCGAAAGCCGTTAAGCGCGGCAAGGTCTTCGGAGATGTCTTTGAGATCAACTACCGGGAACAGGCGGCAAATGTGGCGCAGAACTCGGTTGCGCCGGATCATGACCGGCTGACCTTCGCAGACGGCTATGCGCTGGATGCACCCTGCCGCAGCAGCTTCGATGCAGCAATGGCTCTGGTCGGTGAGCATGGCGGCGTCAAAACCTACCAGACGCTCCCGAAGGACGCGGATGCTCTGGTGGAAGTGCTGTCTAAGCAGAAAAGCCGCCGTGACAGACTTCCGGAGGCAGAGAGAACGGAGGCGCTTGCGCCTCTGCCCGTTGCTGAACTCCGCAAATATGAGGCAATCAAAAAGGCTCACCCTGACGCGCTGGTCTGCTTTGCCCAGAACGGCTATTTTGAGCTGTACGGCAAGGATGCAAAAAAAGCCGCGCCGCTTCTCGGAACAAAACTCCTTGAGAAGAAGGTGCGCGGCAAGCCTTCCATGCCGGTGACCGGCTTCCGTGAAAGCGCATGGGTAGCCGGTTCTCACAAGCTCTGGAAGTCCGGCGCAGATGTCTTTCTCAGCAAGGACGGCGAGACCTTCAAGGAACTCAAAGCCGCAGATTACATTCCTGTCGGCGCAACGCTGAATGTGGACGGAATCAAGTGCAGAATTGACGCGGTTGATTTTGCCGCTGATGAAGTCCGGCTGACCAACATCGAGGACAAGAACCGCCCCATCCGCTTTTCTGAAAGCATCCAATATATCCGCTCCTATGTGGAGGATGCCGGAACTGCTATCTACGACACCATCCCGAAGAAGCCCGCAGCCCGTAAATCCATCCGCGACAAACTGAAATCCGCGCAGAAAGCCCAGCCGCCCCATACACCGAAACCACAGAAATCAAAAGGAAAGGATATGGAACTCTGATATGAAAAACTTTACCGTGGAAGAAATCAACCTGATGTGCTGCTTCAACACATCCAGCCGGAAGCGGCTGATCGACGATATGAAGAGCGTCACCCTGAACGACATGGACGGCGAGATCGTAGAGCTGATGTATAAGACCGTCCGGAAGCTCGAAGCCATGACCGATGCTGAGTTTGAGGAACTGTATATCATGCCGGACGGCATGATGGATGACTGAAAGGAGGATGTCCATGCCCGTATTAGACGGTGATTTTGAAGCCTTCGTCACGAACCTTGGCAAGTACAACGAGGGTATGCTGATCGGTGAGTGGGTGAAGCTGCCCACCACCGAGGAAGAGATGCAGAAAGTCTTTGAGCGCATCGGGATCGGCAAGCAGGATGAGTTCGGTCAGCCCTACGAAGAGTGGTTTATCACCGACTACGAATGTCCGATCTACGGCGTCCAGAAGATGCTTGGCGAGTACGAGAGCCTTGATAAGCTCAACTACCTTTCCGCTTTGATTGACGAGCTTTCCCTGAGCGATCAGGAAAAGCTCGCTGCCATTATGGAGGCTGGCTGCGATGAGGTCAGCGACATCGACGATCTCATCAACCTGACGTTCAATCTGGACTGCTACGACATCATGCCCGGTATCAACGACGAATCCGACCTCGGCTATTATTACGCCCACGAAGCCGGTATCTACTCCGAAAAGGATCTCGGTCCTCTGGCAAACTACATCGACTATGAACGCTATGGGCGCGACATTGCGATGGATGAGCAGGGACGTTTCACCGATGAGGGCTATGTCCGCGTTGCAAGCGAGAGGTGGGACAGGCAGTTTGACGGGGAGCTTGATGATATTCCCGACGAATACCGGATCACCGGCTCAGGAGAAGCCGCCGAGCGTGACAGCACTATTGCAGTTCTCGTTGTTGAGCCGGGGAAGGAACCTTATGTGAAGGAGATTGACTCTGGTCTGGAGTCCTTGCAGCATGAGGTCGGCGGCTGCATCGAGGCGATTTATCCCTACGAAGACCCTGTTGCCTTAGTCTGTAATGAGGAAGGCAAGCTGGAAGGGCTGCCGCTGAACCGCGCTCTGCGGGATGAGGACGGTGACATCTACGACGTTGTTGCCGGAACATTCATGGTAGTCGGCTTGACGGATGACAGCTTCGGTTCTCTGACCGTAGAGCAGATGCAAAAGTTCTCTGACCACTTCAAAGTGCCGGAACAGTTTGCAAAGCTGGGCGATAAGATTGTGGCGATCCCCATGATCTCGAAGGAGCAGCAGAAGCAGGAAGCTACCGAGCAGAAGGACTTTGAGATGAACGCCGACACCTCCGGTCTGACGGTTGCCGGTCATATCGGGACGTGGCACACTATTGACCAGCACGAGGTCGGCGGTCACAGCTTTTACCTGATGGAGCATGACACCTACGGCGATGAGGCGGCTTGCATCATCGTCGATGAGCGCGGCAAGCTCGTCCTTGATGATGTCTACAACGGCTTTGACGATGACACGCTCCGCCTTCTCGACCTTGAGGTCAAGGAAGTGCCGGAAATGCCCGATCCCACGCTATCCGTTCAGGATATGAAGGACTACGGCTACGCATGGGCTGGCGTCCTTCCCGCCGGTCAGGAGGCGGCTGAAAAGGCTTTGGAGAAGGGCTGCGAGGTTTACCGTCTCTATTCCGATAACACCGAGGGCTTGTGCGTGGATGCCAAGGAGATTGCCGACCATGCGGCAAAGGGCGGAATGCTCGGTATCAGCAAGGAAAGCTGGATGGCAGCTCTTGAGAAGGAAAACTACCTCAAGGCAGCGGAGATGTCGATGGAGGATGACTACGGCATGATTGACGGGATCATCAACAACGGTCCGAAGGAGGACAAGACCCTTGATGCCAATGCCCCCGAAACCGGCGAGAAGTCCTCCATCATGGACAGGCTCAAGTCTGCAAAGGCTGAAAAGCAGAAGGAATGCTGCCCTCCCAAAAAGCACAAAGGAGAGCTTGACTTATGAGCAGAAGTCAGAAATGGCGGCATGAGTGGTCGTTCTTCATCGGGGACAGCGGACGCCGGAAGTATAACCGCTTCTGCGTCCGCTGCATCCATAGCTGCAAGCAGAGCTTCCGTGCGGATCTCATCGCCTGTCCGCACTTCTCCCGCAAGGCATCGCGGTGTAGACAGTTAGGGGTCGAAAAAGCCTGTGATAGCAAGCCCCAGAGCTACGAAAATTGACTGACCTAAGTGATTGTATTCCCTGCGCGGTTTCATCTTTAGCGCGGAAATAAGTGTCGATTTCGGCACTTGTTTGAATGCCCGGAAAACGAATCAAGAGCCTCTGTCGATGCCCGGTTTGGGTATCGGCAGAGGCTCTTTTTTTGTATCTTTTCTGTAAATACCGTTGAAAATCACACGCTAATACACAGCGTCACTATTAGCGTTTCTGTATAACTATGCCTCTAACCCATATAATTGTTATAAGCGTTATAGAAAAGGTGTAGGTACGCGCTATGATTGACAAACGAATAGGTAAACGAGTAAAACAATGCCGGGAACGCCTCGGAATCTCGCAAGAAGAGCTTGCGGAAAAGACCGGGCTGACTGCAAATTATATTTCTACGGTTGAACGTGGCATGTCGTTTCCTCGCTGTGAGAAATTGATCATTCTTCTCAATGGGCTTGAGGTTTCGGCAGACGCGATTTTCTGTGACGTCCTGGAGCATTCGACAAGCTATAAATCGTCTGAACTCTCGGAGAAACTTGCTTCGTTGTCTCCGCAAGCGCAGAAGCGCATTTTGCAGATGGTTGAGCTGATGATTCAGCAGGAAACGGCAGATAATGGCTGAATCCGTCATGGGCTGTGTGATTTTATCACGCAGCCTTTTTTCTTCCCTTATTTCGACAGAATATTTCATATCTCCGTGCTATACTCTGTATCAGAGACATAGAAACAGTCTCTAATACATAGTCAGGAGATAAAAAAGAAAATGAAGACCTGTGCTTTTACCGGGCATCGTCCGCAAAACCTCCCGTTTGGTTTCAATGAGGAAGACGAACGCTGCATAGCCCTCAAAAAAACTCTCAGGGAGCAAATCATCAATCTCATCGAAAATGAAGTCGTCACGCACTTTATATCCGGAATGGCAATCGGTGTAGATATGTATGCCGCTGAGATCGTACTGGGACTGAAAGCGTCCTATCCGGGAATTACGCTCGAAAGTGCCATCCCGTGTGAAAGTCAAGCTGCAAAGTGGTCGGAAGCTCTGAGAGATCGGTATTTCGACATTGCGTCCAAGTGTGATAAGGAAACACTGATTCAAACCCATTACTCGCCCGAATGCATGGACAAGCGCAACCGTTATATGGTTGACCATGCGGATGTCCTGATCGCGGTTTGGGATGGAAGCCCCAGCGGAACCGGAAAGACCGTCAACTACGCCTTGCGTCAGGGAAAACCCGTCGTGGTCATCAACCCTCGTTCGTTGAGCATTGAGCGCAGATAGAGTGAGAATAAAACGAACGAAGAGCCTCTGTCGATGCCCGGTTTGGGTATCGGCAGAGGCTCTTTTTTTGTGTCCGCATTTTTTCAATTTTGTAAAATCGCTGCGAGACCGCAGCGATTTTCTAAAAAGTGTTGCAATTTCGCAGCGAATATGCTATAATGAATATGGTGAGGTGGTCGTATGAGCAATATAGGTGATTTTCTCAAGAAACAGCGAGAAAAAAATGGACTGAGTTTGAAAGATGTCCAAAAGAAAACCGGAATTAGCAACTCAGTTCTCAGCCGCATAGAGAATGACAAAAAGCAATCCGGCGCAAGTCCAATCGTTTTGCGATCTCTATCCAAACTGTATGGTTGCAGCCTCATCGAATTGTTCATTATGGCGGACTATCTGGATGACGAAGCACTTTCTTCCTACGAGCAGGTTTTCCGTAATTCTGATCTGCTTACTGATGATGAAAGAAAAAACATCCAAGAACAGATTGACTTGTTCACGAAAGGAAGGAAGAGACAATGATTTTCAAATTAGGAGAACTCTTTTGCGGACCTGGAGGTCTTGCATGGGGTGCAACTCATGCCGATATAGGAAACCCAGAATATAAAATCGTCCACGCTTGGGCAAATGACTACGATGAGAACACTTGCAAAACATACCGTCGAAATATTTGCCCTGATGTTCCGTCGAGTGTTTACCATGCTGATGTCAGAAAATTCGATTTGACTAAGTTGTCTCCGATTGACGCATTTGCATTTGGATTCCCTTGCAATGATTACAGCGTTGTCGGTGAACAAAAGGGCATGGATGGAGTCTATGGTCCTCTTTATTCCTACGGAGTTAAGGTGTTGAAGCTGTATCAACCACAGTGGTTTCTTGCAGAAAACGTAGGTGGACTTCGCAACGCAAATGATGGCAAGGCATTCACCAAGATTCTTGACGAAATGCGCAAAGCTGGATATAAGCTTTATCCAAATCTATATAAATTTGAAAACTACGGTATTCCGCAGGCTCGGCACAGAATCATTATTGTGGGCATCAGAAATGACATTGATGTCGAGTTCAAAATCCCCTCATGCGCTCCGTATGCAAAGATCGATAATACTTGCAAGACCGCAATCGAAGTCCCGCCCATCCCCGCTGATGCCCCTAATAACGATGCAACAAAGCAGTCTGCAACTGTTGTTGAAAGGTTGAAGTATATTAAACCGGGGCAAAACGCATTCACAGCCGATTTGCCCGAAAATCTGCAGCTGAATATTTCCGGCGCAAAAATCAGCCAGATTTACAAAAGGCTCGACCCAAACAAACCCGCATACACGGTTACTGGGAGCGGGGGCGGAGGAACACACATTTATCACTGGGCAGAACCTCGTGCGCTGACTAACAGAGAACGTGCAAGACTTCAAACTTTCCCTGATGATTTTGTGTTTGAAGGAAACAAGGAAAGTGTGCGCAAGCAAATTGGCATGGCCGTACCGTGCCGTGGCGCGAAGATAATCTTTGAGGCAATATTGAAAAGTTTTGCTGGCATTCCATACGACTCGATGCCCGCCAATATTGATGAGTAAAAACATCGGCATGACTTTGTGGTCATGCCGATGTTTTTATACAGAAAAGTCCATATAATATGTTTCTTCGTCCAATTTAATAAAAGTGACATCGGTTCGTCCGTAGTGATCAAGAGCGTCACGAGAAACGTATTCACCGTTTGCAAGCCCTAAACGATTTCGGAAATATTCTCCTAGATCACTGTTCCGTGCCGGAGTAGTAATTGCTTTATCGTTTTGCTGTTCAATCCGCAGAATCAGTTGGTGACGATCATCGGTAATTGCTGTGAAATGCCTTTCTTCCAGTGGAAAGAAGCCGCTTTTCGCTATACGCCTCGGAAGATGAATATACGCTTCGTTTGGATTTCTATTAGGTCGCTGTCCCCAGTTTAGCCCAGAACGCCGTCCCGGTTCGCCGTTTCTTGCCAGAAGGCTTAGTTTGACCGATTTATAGAGATGCTCTGTCTGTCCAATATCTTCTCGCAGTGCATTTTCGCGGTCTAAAACAGGATGTGTCGGGTGAATAAGCACATACTCTTCTACTTCGGCATGATTTGCGTAAATGCTTCGCCCTGTCAGCTCTTCATAATAGCGCATTGCCTCGGCTGGATCGCATTCAGATATGACTTCCTGCCTATGATGCCCAACAAATGATCCCTGAACAAAGTTTGCAGACCCCATAAACGCAGAGATAGGTATTCCGTCTTTTGCCCAGATATAAACATTAGAATGAACAGCAGGATTATCATAGATATAGCTGCATTCTAATTTTGAAATCTCAGGCGGCTTGCTGTCGTGCAAAAGTTGTATAAAACCCTCGTGAACGCTGACACTCACTCCGTCATAAGGAATCATTCCTACCATCAAAGATATTTTGATGGGGCAGTGTGTCCGTTTATCAAGGTTTTTCATGTACCATGACAGCATTGTCGGAGTGGCGTATGCAGATACAATATACAGCTCATCAACATCATCGGATAACGGCTCAAACAGCAGCCTCAATGCTATATCATCGTGAATCAACAACGCTACACCTACTTCCGTTTATATTTCTGAACGCTCTGAGATTGCTTGCATCACCATATCGACACATTCGGCGAGATGTTTCTTAATCTGCCATTCCCAAAGACGGATTACCCGCCAACCATCACTTTCGAGTTCGGCAGAGACCTCTTTGTCGCGCTCCATGTTCCGCTCAATCTTTGGAATCCAATAATCTCTATTTGACTTGATACGTTTATTTCGATTTTCCCAGTCATAACCGTGCCAGTAGTCAGAATCACAGAAAATAACTATGCGGTATTTTGTCAAGACAATATCTGGTTTCCCGATGAGTTGCTTGTAATTTTTGCGGTATCGAACGCCTTTGTGCCACAGTGCCTTCCGCAATGCCAGCTCAATACTGGTGTCTTTGCATTTTATAGCCTGCATATTCTTCCGGCGCTGTTCAGGAGTTAAATCATCCATGTCGTTTCATTCAGCTCTCTTCTTCCTCTGCTTCTTCTACATCATAGTAGACAACATCTTTAGGAAGCCTGATATTCGGAACCCAAAGCTGACGCCCATTCCATCCTTTGCGCCCAGTCATCTTGTACATCGTGAGAACAACTTTATCTTCAAAAGAGGCTCCCAAACTCCAATCATTCGGAGACAGCAATGCACCAGTTCCTTTTGCAACATCTCTGTTGCGTCGAACGATAAGAACACCTTGAGCAGACGGCTGTTCAGCAAGCATTGTGTCAAGAATCGAGACAAAGCTACTGACGTTGAAGTCTTCCGCAGAGGAAATGTGAGAGAAAATCTCCTTCATTAAGCGGAGATTAACTTGATAGGAAGGCTCTGCGTCGTCGAAAGGCGCAAGAAGGGCATCAAGCTGTTCAATGGTTGTGTTATCCGGATCAAACGGGTAATAGTTTGTTCCACCAGAAAGCATGAAAACTTTTTTCTTGTCCAGAACATTTGCGCGAGTAGGGTTCAGCCCCTCCGGATAGAAGATTCGGATTTTTTCTGCGCCCTGCTCAATTTGGGCGATAATGGAGTTGTTTGTCGCGTTAATATCCGCAAAGAGTTTGTACAACGGCTCGTCAATAAAGACCTCCATCATTCCCGGATCACGGTCATAGCCAAACATTCGACTATGCTGCCACATCGTGTCAGCCTGCGGCTTTTTGCTCGTTCTTGTGTAATATATTGTATGGAGTGCTGGGAATGTTACCCCGCGACCAAGGGTGTTGCCGCCAATAACGATGTTTGAGCCAGATGAATACTCTGTGCTGTCCACTTCGTTCTTCCCATTCATAACGAGGACTTTGACGCTGCCGCTATTGAGCAATTCTTTTGCTTCATTAAAAAGAGAATCAAATGTGACTCGTTCTTTCCTCTGCGGATGCAGATGGTCATATTCTTTCAGGAGTTCATCCCTAAACTCGTTTTCAAGATGTTCTTTGCACCAAAGCAATTCGTCTGTCATCGCTTTTGCATACTTTCCATGAACGGCTTGCCGGACGCTCGGATGGACTAAGCAGTTTGAAACTTTCCCTCTTGATGCAAGAATCTGACTGGAAACAGCAAGATGTCGTATAACCACTTGATGCTCTGGCTTTTTAACCGTTTCGAGAAATTTGATGCAGTCGGACGTCTTGTTCTTCGGAAAGAAAAAGTCTCCACCAAGATAAGCCTCACCCGGCTCAAAATAATAGGTAAAATAGGGGTGCCAGCCCGATGCCATAGTCTGCAAAAGAATTGCTTGAGGAGTACCTGTTACCTGCAAGTAAATACTGCTCGATGCTCCGTTTTTGATAGCGTCAAGATATTTGTTAATTGACGATTGCTTATTCCTATTTACAAGCGTGTTGAGAGAAGCTGCATCTGCCTCGTCATCAATGATAAAAAGAGGGTTTCCCTTCATAAAGCCGGTAGACGCAAAGACATTAGCCCACAGTTTCAAAACGCGATAATTCTTTTTGAGGACAACAATAGCCGGTTGAAGCAAACTATTTTCGATAAAGAGACCGGAATCGTTCTCACCGCAAACACAAAAGCCGGTAAGGTCTGCTTTAACGCGATCAAGCGTTTGTTGCTGCAGAACCACATTATCAGTTGTCAACAGGACAAAAGCAGGAAAGCCTAAATCAGCAGCTTTGCACATGATACCAAACATCTGACCTGTTTTTCCAGACTGAACATTTCCAAAAAGCAGTCCAATCTCATGACTGCAAAATGAAAAACTCTTGATGTAACGGTTCCCGACATCCTCAGCTGTATGCGAAATCGACTCTGCAAGTTTTTCGTTCCCACGGCTTGATATTGTTTTAAGATAGGTTTTTAGATACTGCATTACTCATCATCTCCTTCGTCTTTTGCCGCCTCGAAGGACAAAATCCATACATCAAGCAAAGTGCCGTCTTCTTCCTCCATTTTCTGCGTTGTTTTTGTAAGCACAAGAGTGTTGCACCCATAAGCAGACAGCATTTCCTTTGTAATCATACCCTGCCGATCTCTATCAGCCTGTGTATCATTTACAGGTGTCACAAGTCCTGCTGCGGCGAGCCGTCCCTTGATCCAACGTCCCATAATCAGCTCATCACCGACCGCGCTGAATTGTTTATTACCATCACTCGTTGTATGTGCTTTGAATGTGTACCCATCGTCCGTAACAACAGCAAAGGTAACATTTTTCTCAGGATAGCCTTCCTGTGTGGTTATCTTTTTATTTACGGTGAACTGCGTTTCGTACCAGTCACGAGATTTTCGCGCACTTCGAGGTGCGGCGTAGCTGACGTTTAGATTGGATTTTGTGTAATGACGATTATCGTCCATGTGCCGTTCAGCATACGCAGGAACTTTGATCGGCAGAATAAACGATATATCTGTCATGTGCTTCTTGTACAGCTCCGTCTGCGATGTTGTTATCTGCTCAACAAGGTCAATTCCCGTTAGTGATGTATTGACCTCTCTGATAAGCGTAAGGTCCGTAAATGTGTCAATCCTTGCAGAACAAGAGGGACTTTGAATCTGACGAATATGCGTGGCAAGCTCATTGCATTCAGTCGGATCTTCAGTTATTGCAGATAACTCATATTGTCTCCTATTAGAAGCCTCAAGTTTAATTACTCCGAGGTTTGCCGAACCAATGATAACAGATATAACCTCGCCTTTCTCATTGTAGAAAGCATAAGTCTTTCCGTGGTATTTGAAAGCCCGGACAAGACGAATTTCGCCTATGCCATCGTTAATCCAACGCTCGTTGATTGCCATTGCAGTATGATAGATCGCTTCCGGGATTCCTTCAACATAGTACATTCCTATCGTTAGAATTACCTTGCGAGTATTTGAAGCTCGAATGATTTCATCCAGTTCTATGAGTGATGCTTTCGAGACATAGCCCACTGCAATTTCGATAGAGGAAGCTCGTTCTGACTGTTCACGAAAACAGTCTGCGACGCTCATCTGCCCATCCTCAAGACCCATCGGCAGAATATTTGAATATAGGATCTTCATTTATCTTCCTCCGTTCCATCAGTGTTTTGTACATCAACCTCTTGGCTGGTAAACTCCATAATGTCGGTTATCTGACAGTTCAGTGTATTGCATATTTTTTCGAGGACTTCAAGTGAAACGTACCCATTTCGGCTCATTCGCGAGACAGTGCTTGTCGCAATTTGTGCAGTCGTACTCAGTTCGCCCTTTGTCATGTCCCTGTCGATCAATAATTTCCAGAGACGTTTGTATGATACTCCCATTCAAGAATGACCTCCGGCAATATAGACTCAAAATAATTATAGCACAAGATACGCTATTTTTCAATTCTGCGCGCTGAAAAGTCACAATTTATTTGCAGTTCTCGTCAATAATACGCACAAAGTGAAGGAAGCTGAGGCAGATAAACTGTCTCAGCTCCGGATTTACTCCAATTCATTCTTTACGCTGTGTTCTTGGTCATGCTCTGCACTCGGCTTGAGAAAATCATCCACGTTTGCTTTCAAGGTGCCGATCATCCGCGCTTCCTTTTTGAGCTTCGCACGTTCATCATAGAGCCGTTGCTGCTCTTCAAGAAGTCGCTGCTGTTCCGCTTGGAGCGTCTTCAAGCTCGGCAGTTTTTCATCTCCCTGCATGGCAAGCAATGTACTCCGCGCCGCCTCAAAAATCACAAGCTCGGCTTCGTGCTTTGCTTTGAAGCTCGGCTTGTCTTTCGCTCTCTGAAAGGCATCATACACGGGCTTGAGGCGCTGGTAGTTGGAGATGTTCTTGATAAGCGGCTGGACTTCCCGCAGCCGCGCTTCAACGCCTTTCAGTTCCTTGCCGGTGCGGTCATAGGAGCTGTGAACGTCCTCGACCTTCTTCTCAAGATCGGCGTATTGGAGCAAGTTGTTTTCCGTGAGATAGTTGAGCGTCCGCGCCGCTTCCTTGAGGATTGTGAGCTTGGCTTTATACTCATAACCCCTGCTGTCGATGAGCCTGATCCGCTCCTGAATATCTCCGATAAGGGAGATGCCATTCGGCATGGTCTGCCTTTGGCTTCTTCGGGGCGTCCGTCCGGCGATCCGCTCCTTGATGCGTTCCTCGGTGTAGTTCTCTCCGATGGTTTTAGATCGGGTAAATCGCTCCTGACCTTCAGCTCGGAAGGAGATGTATTTGCCAGTCTTGATTTCATAACCGGCTTCCTGCATGAGCCGCAGAAAGTCATCGTAGTCCTTTGCTGTGATGACAAGCCGGTCGATGGTCTGCTTGAGCTTTTGCTTCCAGCTCGTGCCGCGTTTGGCTTCGGTGTATTCCTTGTAGCCCATGCCCTTGTTCTGCGACGGAGGGACCACAGACAGCCCATGTTCCTTGCATATCTCATCACTGAGTTGGCGCAGCTCCCGATAGGTTCTCTTGTTGCTCCGGTAGGCATGGAAGTCCACATAGTTCACGGCATTGAAGATGATGTGATTATGGCAATGCCCCTTGTCGATGTGGGTTGCAATCACATATTCGTACTTGCCCTTGAGCCATTCGTCCGCAAGCTGCTTTCCAACTTCATGAGCCTCTTCCGGCGTCACTTCACCGATGTCAAAGGACTGAATCAGATGACGGGCAAGTACCTTCGGCATTTGCATTCCTTGCTGCACTGCAAGGTTTCTCGTCCACTCAAATTCTTTCGCCGCCGCATCGCTTGCAGCACATCCGTAGGACGAAACATAGAAGGCATCGTCGGTCTTCTGCGGGTCGAGAATATAGGCGAGAGCTTTATTTACAGTTCCTCGGATTGGCTTGATTTTAGTAATTGCCATATCTCACCCTGCCTTTCTTTCAGCTCTGCAATATCGTCCGCATAGAAGTGTCCGGTGGAGTTGATGCGGCGGCAAATCTGATTGATGTTTGAGGCAACACGGCTGACTGCGGCGGCAAGTTTCTTCTGCTGCGTATAGTCCACCTTGATGATATAACCGTCAATCGCCATCTTCCGGAGATATGCTCCCATGTTCTTTGTTCCAAGCTGCGCCATCTTTGCCTTGATGATTCTTTTCTCATCATCGGAAACGAAGAAGAGTATCTGATTTGGTCGCGTTCTGTTTGCCATAGGCGTTCCGTCCTTTCGTAAAGGAAGAGGGTTTGGGAGACATCCCAACAAGCATTTTTCGATTAAGGGGAGGGTTTCCTTAATCGGAAATTGCCGTGTGTATATACACCGGCTGTGCTTGCTATTCTCTAAAATCGTATTCCCTCGCAGAGACTCCCCGTAAAATCCCCCTTCACTCTATACGGACAAATAAAGCAAAAATGTCAGGTATCCGAAAAAGAAAAAGACGCTCAATAGCGTCTTTTTCAAACCGTTTTCAATATTACTCAAGCACTGAGAATAGCTCTCCCTCAATAGACAGCACATCATCCATCGGAATCTTCGCGCCGTCCTGCATGGTGATCCGCCGCTCAAAATCATCGATCTTTTTGACTGCGCCGACTGCTGATACATATTTTCCGCCAGCCTTCCGCTCATCGGGCTGGAAGTAGGTAATGGTGACTTCCGGCGCGTCATCAAAGGCATCCATGAGAAGCTGATACTTCATGTCCAATGCAGTCAGAGCTTCCTCGTCAAGCTCAATCCTTTCGTCGGTCAGACGCCCGGTTTCCTTGATGGCGGAGTCATATCCGGTGAGTGCTGCAAAGGGTGCGAACTGCGCTGCTCGATCTGACATCGGCATCTGTGGTCGCGTCTTGGAGACGTGGTGAGGAAGATTGATAATCTCGTCGTACCTATTGTTCATACGCATTCTACATCGCACCTCCTAGATAAACTGGAATTGCGCGTTTGAAGCGATGCAAAATACGAATGCACCGTAGCAATAAATTTCTGTTTAACAATTTCTTTTTCCTGTATTTTCTGTCCCACGGATTTCCTCATGATAGAAATAATCCACGATTACCGGATGTCCCTGCGGGACTCTTCCATAAGGCATTTCATTATCCACAAAGGGACAATCATACTTCTTAGCCATTTCCTCAGCTTTTACTTCAAGCGCTTCAAAGCAGCTGCGGTTATGCTTGTTATAGATCTCATCGTAAAGCGGTACAAGGTCAGGATATTTTCCGGCGATATAATCCAGGATCGT